CAAAACCCTGAAAAATTGACCCCATGTTGTCAGGCAAATTGTTGATTGAAATTGCCTCACCCATAAAAATGTTCAATAAATTATCACGATCCGAATTGTCAATTTCAGGGTTTGTTAAGTCAAACGTGATTTGGCTAAAAATGGGCTGCGGTGTTGCGCGTAGTGATAAATAGAAATTTGCCTGTGCCAATGCGTCAGCCGAATTGTGCAGTGTTGTGCTGATGATTTGGGCAAGTGTGCCGTACAGCGCAATTGAATCGGGATCAGTTGCAGATTGCTCAGCACTGCTAGTTGCGCCGTATTTAATCGTTAGGCTATTTCGAACGTCGCCCACACGGGTTTCAATTCGCAAACCAGCTGCACGGGCTTGATTTCCGTCAAGGTCAACGTAACCGTTTGCCGTCAAGTATTGTGTGCGGTGGGTGCTGTCGGCGTATCCAATACGACCCTGTGCGTCCTCATAGATGTATCCCAGCCCTGAAGTTGCCAGTGCTGAAACCAGCGAATAAACGTCTGTTCGGTCTGATGATCTAGCCGCCAATTCATAGTTTCCTGGTGTATCTATTTCACCCAGCCCGTTGTTTTCGGCGTTTGCCCATGTTGTCGTTGCTGGCGTGTATGTTGCCCACGTGACCGCACCTGCGACTTCAGCCCAAGAATTATACAAAACCTGCGAAAGAATCGTCTCAATTTGGTTGCCGTCAAAATCTTTGGAAAGTACGCCGTTGGTCAATGCCTTGGGCAAACGTGCCAATGCGCCAAGTGCGGTGATCGAATAAGTTTGCGTGAACATAGTCGAACCAATGTCAAGGACTTCAAGACCAATGTCCACAACATTGCCACCAAAAATTGCCACAAAAGTTGCTGACGTGTCTTGAATGGAAACGCTGATTGTTGAATTTATCGAAACGGGAATTGTTGCCTGTGAAACGTCCAGCAGCTGAAGGTTGACGTAACCTGCCTGCGCCTGCTCATAAATGTTGGTGCGACCGCTGCGAATTGAAAGGTTTGCCAAAACCGCGTTTGTGTATTCAACGCCGTCTAGTTCAACCTTCCAGACTGGATTCCATTGGGTCATGCTGTGACCAGATTACCCGCGCCGCCTGTACCGCGATAAAACGAATTGTTTAGCGTGTCCACAATTGTGCGCGCGGTGCCTTCCTTGTCCAATGCACCGTTGACGGTCAGGTTGATTGTGGTGCCTGAAGTCATGCCCACGCGGTTTGGATCGAAAACGTCTTGTGCGCGAACACCGCCTGAAGTCATGCCAATGCGTTCAGCGTCAAAAACAGGAACAACAATTTTTGGCTTCACTGTTGCGTTACTACCCCCGCCACCTGTGCCGCCTGTGCCAATTGGTTTGAATTCATTGCCGCTAGTAGTCGTTCCACCGCCTGTGCCTGCTGTGCCACCGCCTGTTGTGAAAGTGCCACCACCAGGCATAGTGCCGCTGAAACCTGCCGCGCCTGTGATCGCAGGGGTTTCCATTTCGCCAATTCTAGGAATCAACGCAATGTCTTTGACCCCTGGGATTAAGTTGTAACCCTTGATGATTAGGTTGATTCCTGCAATGTACATGTTCAACAATGGCTTGATCGCTGACATTACTTTGCCAATGATGTTGATTGCCACGCTTGCGATCTTGCCAGCGTTTTCCAATGACTTACCAATGACCTGTCCAATGACGGGCGCAATGAACGCAATGACTTCAGCGAAAGATTGCAATTCCTCTTTGTTATTCATGATCGCTGTTTTGACACGATCGAAAACGCTTTTGATTCCTTCGAAGATTGGTTGCACCGTGTTTTTGATGACCACGCCAACCTCGCTGATTGTTTTGCCGAAACCGTCCGTGCCAGTCAAACTGAACGCGTTGGTAAATGCTTGGATCGCTGGCAGTGCGTTTTGATTTATGAATGACAAGAATTTGTCAAGGATTGGAAGCAGTGCAACGCCCAGCGTTTCTTTTGCTTCGTCAAATGCAATTTGCACACGTGCGATTTTGCCTGCATAGGTTTCAGCGTTGGCAGCAGCTGCCCCGCCAAATAAATCTGAAAGTTTGGATTGCACCTGTTCAAATGACATTGTTTTCAGTTCGGCTGATGATAACCCAATGCCCAGTTTGCCCAATGCTGTTGTGTTGCCGTCGTAGGCTTTTGCAAGGCTGTTTGCGACGGCTTCGACGGGCTTGCCTGTTGCGGCAGCAATGTCAAGGGCGATTGCCAGTAATTCTTGTGCTTCACTAGTTGATTGCGTACTTCTCACCAAGCGCGCTAAGGCAGGGCGCAGTTCGTCGTCTGCCACACCCGTTGCCAATGACATTTGAAGGATTGAATCCTCAGTCGCTGCGATCTGTGCTTTTGTTGCACCCGTTGCATTTTCCAACGCCAACGCCAATTGTGTCTGTGCCTTTTCGTCAGCAACGGCAGCCTTGACCGCTTCAACACCGATTGCGATTGCAGCAGCCCCAGCAGCGGCAGCAGCAGCAGCAAATGCCGCGCCGATTTTTGCCCCAGCCTTGCCAACCTTGTCGCCAAATGAATCAACGTCACCACTAGCGGTTTTCAGCGATTTGTTGAGATTGTCAACGTCTCCAAGAATCGAAAGTTTAAGGGTACGACTGCCGCTTGCCATTAGTCGAAGTCCTTCACTATCTTAGAAAATGCTTGTTCCCATTTTTTGATTATGTCTGGCTGGACGCTTCGAAGTGTTGGATAGATAAACCAACCGCGTGACCCGCGACCTTCACGACCTGACCACACTGGGAATTGCTTAAATTTGTTTGATCCGAATTCATACCCGCCCCAAACCTGTTGCGTTGTGCCGCCGCCACTTAATTTCTGCCGTGCAAACCCGTATGAAATCTCGCCAATTTTTGATGACTTTGACACCGTTGCACCGTCAGCAATTATTTTTGACGCACGGTTATTTCTTTGCCCAGCAGTTGCCGAAACGCGTTGCTTCACAAAATCCGCTAATTCGCTGGTGACTTCTTTTGCTTGCTTGATTGCTTCGTCGTCCATTGCTTTAAACGATCTAAGAATTGCACGTAATTCAGCCTTGTCATAACTGATTGCTTCAGTTGCCATTTGCGCGCCTTTCCAAAATCTCGATAACGGTCAGAATGTCCTCAGCTGCTACGAATTCATTTGGTGATAGCCCCGTTGCCAGGGCTATCTCCCAAACGATTCTGCTTAGGCTTCCGACGGGATAACTTTTGGGTTTGCCTCACCGACTATCACTTCAGCAATGGTTTCAGTCCATGCCTCGATTGGCTTGACTGGCTTTCCTGCCGCTTCACGTTTCATAGCGTGATAGGCAAGGAACACAAGATCGGAAATTCCTATCTTTTCCTGTGCCTGGCTGATTGTGAAACCCGTATTCTTTTCCCACTTTACCCATTCAGGCGGTGCTGCCGTGTAGGTAATCTGGTCGCCGTTGTTGTATTCAATTGTTATTGGTAACTTCATTTTGTCTCCCGATTGTTATTTCTTAGCTGAATGTCTCGGTTGGTGTTCCAACCACAACAAATGATAGGTCAACGGTCTGTGCGTCTGGTGCTGCCCCGCCGACTGCTGGGAATACTGGCATTACGTTAAACGCAAAAACTGCACCAGTCACGGCAGTCAATGAAACTGCCAATGTTGTGTTTGGTGCTGTTTCGCAGGCAGTCCATAGGGCTTCGCATAGTGATGACGCTGCGCCCCAGTCTGCAAGCATTGAAACGTCGAAAGTCCACTGGTCGTCAATGTGCTTGTAAGCCTTGCCGTCAAGTGTTTGGTAAGTCTCAACGGTAGGGCTGTTTGCTAGTACCGCGCTGGTCGCCTGTGCGTCGTAGTTAACTGTTGCAATGGTCACGACTAGATCGCGACCAGTGATTATTGTCGTTGGCATTTTGTCTCCTAGTTTGTTTGTGTGTAGTAAGTCGAAACGTTTATGTCGGCAACCAGCATTGGACTTTGACCTACTTCCAACACCGTTGGCTTTTCAATAACGCCCACGACGTATCCCGCTGGCATTGCAGCAAGAATTCCGATTATTAGTTTTTCCAGATTGTCCAGTGATCCAGCGTTGCTGTTTGAAGCAACAACGGCAGTGATCGCAAAATTAAGTTTGACCTGTGTTTTTGCCTTGCCAATTAAAACGACTTCCATGTAGGGCGAATCAGGCACCACAATGATTGCTGGTGGGATTGGTGATTCAGGAACGCTTGAATAACATGTGGCAGATAACGCGCTGAACGCGTTGGCTAGGGCTGCACGTGTTTCGGCAATTGAATTGGCAGGCATTATTGACAAATTCCTTCGACGTCTAAAAACGGCTGAAGCAATGTGGAAACCCTGTTGGTGAGACTGCGACCCATGCGATAAGGGGTGCTGGCAAAATCTACGCCTTCGATCTGCCCACCTGCTGCGACGCGTGATTGAAATACTTCAACGCTGACGGCTAGGACTGCGGATTCGATTGGTGCGCTAGTTGCGTATAAATCAGCTGCTGAATAGCCTTGAAGTGTCGCTGTACCCATTGGAATGATCTCGCGCAATGTGACATTTGATGAAGTCAATGCAGCGGTGAATGAATACAGTGTCGCGGTTGCAACTGTAAATGTTGCGGTGAACGGTGCTGGCAAACCAGTCACGATCACGGTTTGACCTGCAACAAAATGATGTTCTCGCTGCGTGTAAAAATAAGCAACGTTTGATTCTAGTTTGTAGGACTGAATTGCTGAAGTATTTGCGACCAGCATGGGCAAAATTACAGCCTCGCTGGTGTTGATTATTTCGTCCAGATAACTATCGCTGTATAAAGATACGCTGACGCCTAGCACGGTTCGCAATTGGCTTGCGGTGACAATACTAGGCATCAGCGTTTCCTTTCGATCTGCTGCGGCGAGATCGGGAGAACCCGCCGCATGATTAGTTTGTGGCTATTAAGCCTTGTTATTCTTGAACGCACCCGCGGCGATCTTTGTTGCCACTGCACCAAATGAATACACGCCCACGGTGATTGAACCGTCAGCAGTTGATTCAGCGCGTAGTTGGTATGAAGTTCCTTCGTACCATGTGTATGCGTCAGGGTTAACGACTAGCAATGTGCCGTCTCCGTCGCCGCCGTTTGTTGGGTCTACGTATAGGTTCAAGCCCGCTACGTTTCCAGTCAATGATGTTGGCACTGCAACACCTGGCTGGTTGCTTGGTTGTGAAACTGCTGAATAAATTGGGCGACCTGCGTCGTTCAATGTCATCAAGTTTGACCATTGACCAGTTGAAGCGATCAAGTTGCGCGCAAATGGATTTGCAAGCCCAGCAGTTGCGCCATAAACGCTTGCTGCACCGCGACCGATAATTCCAAGCAATTCAGCAGCTGTTGGGTATGTTGCCACTGTTGTTGCGTCAAGTGACGCGTTTGAAATTAAAATGCCATTGACGTATGAATTTTGCGCTTTTGCCATTGCTGCAACCATGTTGCGAAGTAGTTCGTCGTAAAACAATGGTGAAGTTCTGGTCAATAATTCGACGGAAAATTTCTGCTGACCCGCGAACTTCTTGACGTCCACTGACAAGAAGGCACTATTTTGGTCGGTATCTGAAAACGCTGCGTCCTCAGCAGTTACGGCAACCGTTGGTGCTTGTGTGATCTTTGGAATTTCAAATGTCATTCCAGCGTCAGGCAATGCACCGCGACTGATCGCGTCAATGCTTGGACGGATTGTTGTTGATAGTCCGTTGATAACTTCGGTCAATTGACGTGTTGGCACAAGACCAGCATTGTCAGTTGTGTTATCAGCTGCCAAAACGTACTGGCGTGCTGTTTCATCACCTGTTGCAGCAAGAACCTTGTTTTCTAGGTACTTTGCAGCAGTGATTTCAATGCGTGGTGTGGCTTTCCAGCCGCCCACTTTGTTTGATGTTGCTGTGACTGACTGTGCGGCTTCTACCGTCTCAACGGCTTCCGCTTGTGTGACGGTGTTGTCCACTTCGTCTCCTTCGTTTGTTGGTGTTGATTCAGGTTCAATTGTTGAATCTGAAACTTCGTTTTCGTCCTCAGTTGCCGCGACTGTTTCAACACGGGCTGATCTGATTGCTGGTTCGCTGGTCAATGCGACGGCTGTTAATTCGCCTGCAAGAATTCTGACTGTTCCGTCTTTAAGTGTTTCGTATTCGTCAAATGAAACTTCAACACTGAAACCGTCGCGCAAACCTTCCATGGCTTCAACCAATGCGTCATTTCCCGCAGTTGTCTCAGCGATCTTGAATGTTGCGTCAATTCCTGTGCTATCGGCTGACAATGATGTTTCCAATGTCTTTCCGATTCTGCGTGTGCGATCATGTTCAAGATTTAGCAAAACGGCGGTTGGTTCGATTGAACCAGCGGCAAATTGAACCTTGCCAATTGACGCGTTTCCTGTTTCCTCAAATGTCACAATGCGACCAGCAATGGTGCGGCTGACTGAATCGGCAGCAGTGATTTTCATTGGTGTGATGACTTTTTTCATAGCAGCATGTCTTCTTCCTCGCGTATTTCTTCGACCGACATTGCGCCGATACGATTTAAGATTTCATAAACCTGCGCGCGTTCGAATGGATTGCCGCGTAGGAAATCGTCTAGGTCGAACATAACTTTGTTACCCGCTGGGGTAAAGTCTGGAAAAGATAACCGCTGTTCCAAAATTGACATGTAATTTCTAAACGCGAAGTCCACAAGGTCGCGACGCTTATCCAATGCGTTGGAATACGTGAAACTAGATTGCTGCGAATCAGTAAAGTAGGCAGGCAGTCCACACGCACGACTTAGTTCAAGCGAAACGTAATTGCGCGCCTCATTCAGCTGCAAATTGCGTGGATCGTATCCAATTGTTTCCAACGTGACGTCAGCATTTAAAAATGCCGTACTTCGCGACGCACGTGCCGTTTTCCAGGCACTTAGCAATTTGGAAACGCGATCTGCTGGCAGTGATGTGCCGTTAGATTTCAAAACCATTTGTGGAATTGGTTCGTTTGCAAAATTCATTGCTGCACGTTCCAATGACGCGGCTGCCTTAATCGTGCGACCTGCACGACTTAGCAAACCTTCCTGCGTGTTATTGAATACGACCAAATTTGAAGGGTCAACGTAAGCACCGTCAATTGCGTATGACGCGATCTCATAACCCATGCCGTTTGTTGTGATTGTTACGCGTTCAGGGGCAACGCGTTCCATTGCGCGAATTTTGCCTGTGTCTGCATAACGTTCCATAACGTAGGCATACGCAGCGGGGTGAAAAAATAAATCGGAGATAATCCAGCCCCAGAATGTTGCACCTGGTATGCGTGGATCAGGTTGGTTGATAACGCGCGGCTGTGTAACCTTTTCGCCCGTTGCTTCGTTGCGTGTGTGCATAGGTAGTGAACCAATTGTCTGAATGATTCCCAATGCACGTGCAACGGTTGGCACTGACATTGCTTCAGCACGTGAGGCAGTTACTATCCCGCCGAATAGAAATAGATTTCCTACTTCACTGTAATACGGCGCAATAGCAGCTGCGTCAACGTGCGCGGCTTCAACCGTGACGGCGGTGTCAGCCTTACGTGCGAATAGATCAGAAAATGCCATGCCCGAATTCTTGCAGGCTTATACGATCAACCAACCATGATGTCAAGATCATTGTCTGGGCGTGTCGCGAAGTGTGTCGCGAGACTAACCGCCACTGCGCCGCAAACGACGGACTGAGACGCGCGCCTGCCTATTACCCAACCCCCGTCGCCACGACGCAATTGCACTGCTGCCAAAACTTCCTCAGATAATTGGCTTTGACCCCTGTGCTTTAAACGCCCGCTGTTGATCGCACTTAGCATTTCATCACAAGCCTGCGGGTAAGCGTTATCCATGTCGAAAACGGGAATTCCCGCTGGTGCTAAGCGCGCCGCGACCGCGCCACTGGTTTTGCGACTGTATAGCACGTATTCGGTTGGATACCTGCGGGCATAATCTGCAAGGTCGTTAGCAATTGCCTTATCGTCCAGCTGCAATTCGTTTGCCCAAGTGTGCAGCAATTTGACGACGAACTTTTCGTCGCCCAGTTTTTGCGCGCCAACCAAACTGGCATGACGGCGATCTGGTGAAAGGTCAATGGCTAACCACGTCAATTTGTCAGGGTCAAGGTCTACCGTTTTGTCTAGGCAATTGCCCCAACTGGCAGAATCCACGGCACTATTTATTGCCACCACCCACCTACACAATACCTCGGTCATCACAACGTCAGGCGGATCATTCAAAACGCTTTTCACGTTGTCGGCATGAATCAGTGTTCCCATTGAAGGATTGCTGTGACGTGCGTTTTCCACACTGATTTCGTCGGTTGGTGCTGACCATTCAAAATAACCTATGTCGTCCTCAACGCCTGCAATGCTTGCAAGGGCGCGATCACGGAACTGATTCAAAACTACGGACGCGGAATCACCAGCATTTGTATACGCCATGACCATGGGGTTTGCCGCTGCCATAAGGGTATAGCGCAACGAAGCAAACGATTCAATGTCTGACATTTCGCGTAATTCATCAAGATGAATGGTGGACGGTCTTGAAACACCACGGGCAGCTGAACCACCTGCGCGCACTATAAAACGGTTGCCCATTTTTGTTTCGATTTCCTCACCGCCATGCTGCCAGCGGATTTTCTTGACCTGTTTTGCCAATGAATCGTTGGCTTCGATCACCTGCACCATTGCACGAAACTGTTCAAGTGACGTGGACAAGCGGTGCGCCGATCCAATTTGCAGGTTTTCATTCCACAGAAACAGCCCGCCTAGAATCCTGATCTGCTGCAAAAACGACTTACCGTTTTGCCGTGCCACCACAATGCAATTGACTGGGGTTGCCCACCTGCCGTCAGGCTTGACCTTGTGGCTGTTGATAAGCGCAAATTTTTGCCATTCAAGCAGATTTATTTTCAAACTGGTGGCTAAATCCACCAATTCATGCCCCCTAGACGGTAAATCGTTCAGCGGCGTGTGAATTCGGGGCGTTTGTACGCCGATTAGGGCGTTTTGCAGGTCTGCCTCCCTACCCAAAACCGTTTCGACCCCTTTCAGGGCTTCTGAGGGCTTCTGAGGGCTTTTGACGACCTTTCTAGTCATTCTCGTGGCTTTTCGAATCGTTTTGGGGGGAATGTATTCCAT